GGACGTCACTGAGCGTAACATCTCGCTGTATGGGGCACGCGATAACTTCTATATCCGTCAAGCGCAGAAGGGTGCCATCATGAACAGCCGAGTGGAACTCAATGGGGTCCTTCAAGACCCTGGTGTGCGTCGCCGCCAGGACTCTGCTGACTGCTGTGAGGAGGTACATCGACGGCGGTCTGGACACGGGAGCAATCCCGTCGGACGCGCAAGCAACACGGCTGATAAGCAAAGCGTTCAGAGAAGCTTAGAGCAGAGCTGGTGGGGCTGACTGCCTGATGCGAGAAGGGGACAAGAAGGTAAAACTGAATGGGGCCAATAAGAGTTACAGAGAGTTGATTGGTGAAGAACAGTGAGTTACTGAATGACACGCATAGACGCGCTAAGGTTGATGAGGGTCTATCGATGGTAGAGCGTATCATCATGAACTACATTGAGGCTAACAGTTATCGAGTGACTCTCTTTGAGGCTCTCAAGCAGTTAGTCGTAGCGGGAAACGTCCCGCTGTACCTACCGGAACCAGAGGGGCCAAACTATAATCCCATGAAGCTGTACCGATTGTCTTCTGATGTGGTCCGACGAGACGCATTTGCCTCAACATCCGAGACAAACGCTAAGAACAGTGAACTGGCTGCTGCCGACTCTGCCGCTGCTGCAAGTCAGTACCAACACCACTGGTAACCACAGCCACGCATTCACAACGAGTACCGTTGGCGACCACATTCACTCGTTGGAAATTCCAGCTATGGGTACAGGTGTTATGGATGTTGACCACGCTAAGGTTCACTGGTGGATTAAGGCATACGGTACGACAAATGCTGAAGAGATGGCTAAGGTTGATACTGCTCTACAAGACATCAAGAAGGCCGTGGACGCTTCCACCGAGGCGAAGACTGTAGCTGACAGCATGGAAGGTCGCCTGTCAGCTGTCGAGAATAGTCGCAAGATGGTTAAGCTGTTTGAAGCAAAGGACATCACCTATGGGGTTGGTCGTAATGAGACCCTGTGGTATAGCGAGCACGACAGGCTGATTAATGCGTTGGTTGCGGCTGGACAGCTTCCTAGTGGAACTACCAGAGCGACCGTTGCTCTTACAGTGGACTTTAACAACATTGTTATAGGATTACACAGTGTTAGGGCAACCGTTAACATTGAGCTATATACTAACGAAACCAATGACCCTAATTGGTACTTGGTGCAAGCCTCGTTGTCGGGACATGCAGCTAACTGCGAGCGCATCATGTTAGGTACTAGACTCAAGCGTAGTACCGAGGGAGGCAAGGCTGTATTAGGTTTCCATATTGTAGGCTCTAATGCGTCTACCACAGAGGCGGTAGGTTCGTACACTGCGTATGCCTCAGTCATCCATTATTAAGGACAACACAATTACCACGGATGGTATCAACAATAAGGAGGACATAATGCTGTCTTTAGATTTTAACAATGAATTAGTCAAGGCTGCACCTATTGTCGGCACAGGTGTGGCTGACGGCGCTGCGAGGCTTTTCTTCGGGCTGAGTCTTAATGAGTGGTTCTATGTTGCCGCTATCGCCTATACAGTGGTTCAGATTGGTGCCAAGGTAGTCGATAAGATGATTGACTGGAAGAAAGCCAATAAGGAGTAATGCGTATGGAAAAAGATAAGAGCCTTATTACGTTCTTAGAGATGTTGGACACTGCGATGGCGCAACGTATGCTTGCAGACCTTTCGGACCCTGAGCGTCGTTCTCCACAACTCTACAACGCTATCAACAAACTGTTAGACCGCCATAAGTTCCAGATTGGCAAGCTGCAACCGGATGAGCACATCTTGGGTGGCCTAGCTGGTGCTCTGGACGAGTACAAGTCGAAAGTTGGAGACGATGGTCTCACTGATGACGACATTTACACTTTGCAGTGATATACTCAAGGCCACTACATATAGTGGTCTTTATGGATGTCATTGTCTACACGAGATGCTCCTACGTGAAATCTGAAAGTTAACGGGAGGCATTATGCTGGAATTTTTACGCAAGCTGGTCCCTTGGGTTCTCGCTGGGATGCTATTCGGATGGGGATGGCAACTTGGGGCAGACTCAATGGACGCCAAGTGGAAACAGGAGGTACAGAATGAGTACGTTAAGAGAGTTGAGGCTACGGCAAGCACTCAAAGAGCAATCAATGAAATATCGGCTAAGTATCAAGCAGACCTTGCCGCGCTGGAAGGGAGCACTGATAGGATTATTTCTGATTTGCGTAGCGACAATAAGCGGTTGCGCGTCAGAATCAAAACTACCGGAACCTCCGATGGTCAGTGTGGATTCGAGCCTGATGGTCGAGCCGAACTTGACGAGCGAGATGCTAAGCGTATTCTCGCAGTAACCCAAAGGGGTGACGCATGGATTCGTGCGCTACAGGATACTATTCGTGAACTGCAACGTAAGCAGGAAACCAAGTAAGGAGGTAATGTGTCTACTCAAGCCAATCGTAATGCGCTCGTTGTGGCGCAACTGAAAGGTGACTTCGTGGCGTTCCTGTTCGTCTTATGGAAGGCGTTAAACCTTCCGGTGCCCACTAAGTGCCAAATAGACATGGCTAAGGTGCTGGCGAACGGGGACAACAAGAAGTTCATCCTACAGGCTTTCCGTGGTATCGGTAAGTCATTCATCACGTGTGCGTTCGTTGTGTGGTCCTTATGGAGAGACCCTCAGTTGAAGATACTTATTGTATCAGCCTCTAAGGAACGTGCAGACGCTAACTCCATCTTCATCAAGAACATCATTGACCTGCTCCCTTTCCTTGCTGAGTTGAAGCCGAGACCGGGACAGCGTGACTCTGTGATTAGTTTCGACGTGGGCCCAGCTAAGCCTGACCACTCTCCGAGCGTTAAATCAGTAGGTATCACTGGTCAGTTAACTGGTAGCCGTGCTGACATTATCATTGCGGATGACGTTGAGATTCCGTCTAACAGTGCAACTATGGGTGCCCGTGAGAAACTATGGACTCTCGTTCAGGAGTTCGCTGCGTTACTTAAACCGCTGCCAACTTCTCGTGTTATCTACCTAGGTACACCTCAGACTGAGATGACTCTCTATAAGGAACTTGAGGATAACCGTGGGTACAGCACTATCATCTGGCCTGCCCTGTACCCAAGGACTCATGAAGAGAACCTCTATTATGCTCAACGTCTGGCTCCAATGCTCCGTGCGGAGTACGATGAGAACCCTGAGGCGCTCGCTGGGACTCCTACGGACCCTGTGCGCTTCGACCGAGAGGACCTCCGTGAGCGTGAGTTGGAATACGGTAAGGCTGGCTTTACGCTACAGTTCATGCTTAACCCTAACCTGAGTGATGCCGAGAAGTACCCTCTGAGGCTCCGTGACGCTATCGTAGCGGCCTTAGACTTCGAGAAGGCACCAATGCATTACCAGTGGCTTCCGAACCGTCAGAACATCATTGAGGACCTTCCTAACGTTGGCCTTAAGGGTGATGACCTACACACGTACCATGATTGCTCCAACAACTCTGGTCAGTATCAACAGAAGATTCTGGTCATTGACCCAAGTGGTCGAGGTAAGGACGAAACAGGTTACGCTGTGCTGTATACCCTCAACGGTTACATCTACCTTATGGAAGCTGGAGGTTTCCGTGATGGTTACTCCGATAAGACCCTTGAGTTGCTCGCTAAGAAAGCCAAGCAATGGGGAGTCCATACGGTTGTCTACGAGAGTAACTTCGGTGACGGTATGTTTGGTAAGGTATTCAGTCCTATCCTTCTTAAACACCACAACTGTGCAATGGAAGAGATTCGTGCCCGTGGTATGAAGGAGATGCGTATTTGTGATACCCTTGAGCCAGTCATGCAGACTCACCGCCTTGTCATTCGTGATGAGGTTATTAGGGCCGACTACCAGTCCGCTCGTGACGTAGACGGTAAGCATGACGTTAAGTACTCACTGTTCTACCAGATGACCCGTATCACTCGTGAGAAAGGCGCTCTGGCACACGATGACCGATTAGATGCTCTTGCGTTAGGCATTGAGTATCTCCGTGAGTCCATGCAGTTGGATTCCGTTAAGGTCGAAGGTGAAGTGCTTGCTGACTTCCTTGAGGAACACATGATGCGACCTACGGTATCCGCTACACACATCATTGAGATGTCAGTTGGCGGCGTTGACGTGTACTCTGAGGACGATGAGGGTTACGGTACGTCTTTCATTGAGTGGTGATTTATGAGGCCAAGGAAGGCCACTTTAAGGAGGTAATATGATAAGCAAGAAGAAGTATGTGATTGATAAGGAGACTGGTTGCTGGAACTTTAAGGGCTGTAAGACGAAGACTGGATATGGTCGTCTCCGTGTAAATGGAGTCCACTGGATGGCCCACAGGTATTCCCTGAGTTGTCACCTAGGCAGACCGATAGCTGACGGAATGGTTGTGATGCACCTGTGTGATAACCCTTCATGTGTTAACCCTGAGCACCTTAAGGAAGGAACTCAGAAGGAGAACATAGAGGACTGTATCTTAAAGGGTCGGGCAACAAAGGCTACAGGTAAACGTATGCCGCGTAGGGACCCTAGCGAGGAACGTAAGGCTATGGTCATTCGTCGCTACCATAAAGGCTGGACCGCAACGTCCATAGCCAGATACCATAAGCTCTCTGTGGCGTGGGTCAAGAGGGTCATTGAGGCTTACCTAAGTGATTGATATTTGAAATTAGTGATACAGGTCTAAGTATATGATTCCAGACCATTATTCTAATTCGACTCACTATAGGGAGAAGCCTACCTAAAGATAACTATAAGACTTAAAGTGTCCTATAAGGTAGGTTGTTATTATTGTTAATACAACCAACATAAAGGAGGAGACTCGTGTTCCGCTTATTGTTGAACCTACTGCGGCATAGAGTCACCTACCGCTTTCTTATGGTACTTTGTGCTGCCCTTGGGTACGCAGCTTTTAATGGAGACCTCAGTACGCTGGAGTCTACCGTTTGCTCTTTACTCACTTGTGTTGATTAGGGTCTTCTTGATAGACTGACGGTTCACCGAGGGATTCAGCGGTATGATTGCATCACACCACTTCATCCCTATAGAGTCAAGTCCTAAAGTATACCCATAAAGAGCCTCTAATGGTCTATCCTAAGGTCTATACCTAAAGATAGACCAACCTATCAGTGTTACCTAAAGAGTGTCTTAGAGAGGGCCTGAGGAGTTCCTAGAGGGTCCTTTAAAATATACCATAAAAATCTGAGTGACTATCTCACAGTGTACGGACCCAAAGTTCCCCCCATAGGGGTACCTAAAGCCCAGCCAATCACCTAAAGTCAACCTTCGGTTGACCTTGAGGGTTCCCTAAGGGTTGGGATGACCCTTGAGTGTTACCTTGAGTGTGTCTCTGTGTCCCTATCTGTTACAGCCTCCTAAAGTATCCTCCTAAAGTCACCTCCTAAAGTCCTTCCTAAAGCCAACACCTAAAGCCTACACCTAAAGACACCATGAGTCAACGCCTATCTTAAAGTATCTTCTAAAGACCAGCCTAAAGACCATCCTAAAGACCATCCTAAAGCCTATCCCTAAAGACGCCTTGTTGTTATCTATAAAGAGATACCCTTTAATCGTTGTCTCTTTAATACGACTCACTATAAGGAGAGAGACTACTTAAAGACCTTAAAGAGATTAATTTAAAGATTTATTAAAATTAGTGTTGACTTTAAGCCTAACCTATAGGATACTTTGAGCCATCGAGAGGGACACGGTGAGTAACCATCCCAATCGACACCGGGTCAAACGGTTAAGTAGACAGCCTGATAAGTCGTATGAAAAACAGGTATTGACAACACGAAGTAACATACAGTAAGATACACAACGTAGCGTCAACCGGACGAACGGTGTCTTCTAGGTGACTTAAGCGCACCACGGCACATAAGGTGAAACAAAACGGTTGACAACACGAAGTAAACACGGTACGATGTACCACATGAAATGACAGTGAGGCGCAACACTGAAACGCGCTAGGGTCTAACGAAACCTGACCGACATGCTCTTTAACAATCTGGTAAATAGCTCTTGAGTGCATGACTAGCGGATAACTCAAGGGTATCGCAAGGTGCCCTTTATGATATTCACTAACAACTGCACGAGGTAACACAAGATGGCTATGTCAAACATGACTTACAACAACGTTTTCGACCACGCTTACGAAATGCTGAAAGAAAACATTCGTTATGATGACATCCGCGACACTGATGACCTGCACGACGCTGTTCATGATGCTGCCGATAACGCCGTTCCGCACTATTACAGCGACATTTTCAGCGTAATGGCAAGCGAGGGCATTGACCTTGAGTTCGAGGACTCTGGTCTTATGCCGGACACCAAGGACGTAATTCGCATCCTGCAAGCTCGCATCTATGAGCAACTCACGATTGACCTCTGGGAAGACGCTGAGGACTTACTGAACGAGTACCTTGAGGAAGTCGAGGAGGAGGAGGAAGAGGAAGACTACGAAGAGGAAGAAGAGTAATGGCTAACAACGTGCAATATGGTCTAACAAGGGAAATGCTCCAAACGTACCGCGTAGCGATGGCTTATGGTGCTTCTTTCGGGTACTGTATGGCACAACTGGCACAGACATATCGAGCGCGTAAGGCGATGTACGGTAGCAAGTGATAGACTCAAGGTCGCTCCTAGCGAGTGGCCTTTATGATTATCATTAAACATGCAATAGGACTAACACCATGAGTAAACTTCTGGCGACATCTAAAATCAAAGGTCAATGCACTGTAACACTGCGCGAGTACTACCACGGGTCAATGGGATGCACTTACGTTGTGCGCTACGGTAAACAGGTAACGCATTGGGTAAACCCGATTTTAGCGCAAGAGGAATATCAAGCCTGTGTGATACACCAAGCAACATGCGCTGGCTGGAATGATTGACAGCGTGATAAACTCAAGGTCGCTCCTAATGAGTGGCCTTTATGATTATCACTTTACTAACGAGGGAGTAATGTTTATGCTTACTATCGGTCTGCTCACCGCTCTGGGTCTAGCTGTAGGTGCATCCTTTGGGAAGTCTTTGGGCGTAGCTGTAGGCGCTTACTTGGTGGCTTGCATCGTAACGGGAGCACTGCGCAAATGCTGAAACACTACGTTATGCCTATCCACACGCCAAACGGGGCAACTGTATGCACACCTGATGGCTTCGCAATGAAACAACGAATCGAACGCCTTAAGCGTGAACTGCGCATCAACCGCAAGATTAACAAAATCTAACTTTTGGAGAATACACAAAGTGAACATCACCGACATCATGAACGCTATCGACGCAATCAAAGCACTGCCAATCTGTGAACTTGACAAGCGCCAAGGTATGCTCATCGACTTACTGGTTGAGATGGTCAATAGCGAGACAAGCGATGGAGAGTTAACCGAACTAAATCAGGCACTTGAGCACCAAGATTGGTGGACTACCTTGAAGTGTCTCACGACTGACGCAGGGTTTAAGATGCTCGGTAATGGTCACTTCTCGGCTGCTTATAGCCACCCGCTGCTGCCCAACAGAGTGATTAAGGTGGGATTTAAGAAAGAAGACTCAGGCGCTGCGTACACCGCGTTCTGCCGCATGTATCAGGGTCGTGCTGGTATCCCTAACGTCTACGATGTACAGCGTCACGCTGGGTGTTATACGGTTGTACTTGATGCGCTGAACGATTGCGAGCGTTTCAACAACGATGAGCATTATAAATACGCTGAGATTGCAAGCGACATCATTGACTACAAATCAGATGAGCACGATGTACTGACTGGGTGGGATGGCGAGTTCGTCGAGACTTGCAAGCTAATCCGCAAGTTCTTTGAGGGAATCGCTTCGTTCGACATGCACAGCGGTAACATCATGTTCAGCGACGATGGCACGCCATTCATTACTGACCCTGTGTCATTCTCGCAGAAGAAAGACGGTGGCGCATTCAGTATTGACCCTGAGGAACTCATCAAGGAAGTCGAGGAAGTCGCACACCAGAGAGCAATCGACCGCGCTAAGGAACGTAAAGCACGTCATGTGGGTCGATTGGAGGCACGCAAGGTAAAGCGCCGTAACCGTAAGGCACGTAAAGCACACAAAGCTAAGCGTGAGAGAATGCTTGCTGCGTGGCGCTGGGCTGAACGTCAAGAACGGCGTAACCATGAGGTAGCTGTAGATGTGCTGGGAAGGACCAATAACGCTATGCTCTGGGTCCATATGTTCTCTGGTGACTTTAAGGCGCTTGAGGAACGAATCGCAGCGCACTGGTTTCAAGCCGACCGCATGGCTATCGCTAACGGTCTTCCGCTCAACATCGACAAGCAACTTGACGCAATGCTAATGGGCTGATAGTCTTATCTTACAGGTCATCTGACTGAGGGTGGCCTGAATAGATACGATTTACTAACTGGAAGAGGCACTAAATGAACACGATTAACATCGCTAAGAACGACTTCTCTGACATCGAACTGGCTGCTATTCCGTTCAACACTCTGGCTGACCATTACGGTGAGCGTTTGGCTCGCGAACAGTTGGCCCTTGAGCACGAGTCTTACGAGATGGGTGAAGCACGCTTCCGCAAGATGTTTGAGCGTCAACTTAAAGCTGGTGAGGTTGCGGATAACGCTGCCGCTAAGCCTCTCATTACTACCCTGCTCCCTAAGATGATTGCACGCATCAACGATTGGTTTGAGGAAGTGAAAGCTAAGCGCGGCAAACGTCCGACAGCCTTCCAGTTCCTGCAAGAAATCAAGCCGGAAGCTGTAGCGTACATCACCATTAAAACCACTCTGGCTTGTCTAACCAGTGCAGACAATACGACCGTTCAGGCCGTAGCAAGCGCAATCGGTCGGGCCATTGAGGATGAGGCTCGCTTCGGTCGCATCCGTGACCTTGAGGCCAAGCACTTCAAGAAAAACGTTGAGGAACAACTCAACAAGCGTGTAGGGCACGTCTACAAGAAGGCATTCATGCAGGTTGTCGAAGCTGACATGCTCTCTAAGGGTCTGATGGGTGGCGAGGCGTGGTCTTCATGGCACAAGGAAGACTCCATTCACGTAGGCGTGCGCTGCATTGAGATGCTCATCGAGTCAACCGGAATGGTTAACTTGCACCGCCAAAATGCTGGCGTTGTGGGCCAAGACTCTGAGACTATCGAACTCGCGCCGGAATACGCTGAGGCTATCGCCACTCGTGCTGGGGCACTGGCTGGTATTTCCCCAATGTTCCAACCATGTGTGGTTCCTCCGAAGCCTTGGACTGGTATTACTGGAGGTGGCTATTGGGCTAACGGTCGCCGCCCTCTGGCTCTGGTGCGCACTCACAGCAAGAAGGCACTGATGCGCTACGAAGATGTTTACATGCCTGAGGTATACAAGGCGATTAACATTGCGCAAAACACCGCATGGAAAATCAACAAGAAAGTCCTAGCGGTCGCCAACGTAATCACCAAGTGGAAGCACTGCCCTGTAGAGGACATCCCAGCGATTGAGCGTGAAGAACTCCCGATGAAACCGGAAGACATCGACATGAATCCTGAGGCACTCACCGCGTGGAAACGTGCTGCTGCCGCTGTGTACCGTAAGGATAAGGCTCGCAAGTCTCGCCGTATCAGCCTTGAGTTCATGCTTGAGCAAGCCAACAAGTTCGCTAACCACAAGGCCATCTGGTTCCCTTACAACATGGACTGGCGCGGACGTGTTTACGCTGTGTCAATGTTCAACCCGCAAGGTAACGACATGACCAAGGGTCTGCTGACGCTGGCTAAGGGTAAACCAATCGGTAAAGAAGGTTACTACTGGCTGAAAATCCACGGCGCAAACTGTGCTGGTGTCGATAAGGTTCCGTTCCCTGAGCGCATCAAGTTCATTGAGGACAACCACGAGAACATCATGGCCTGCGCTAAGTCTCCGCTGGAGTACACTTGGTGGGCTGAGCAAGATTCTCCGTTCTGCTTCCTCGCGTTCTGCTTTGAGTACGCTGGGGTACAGCACCACGGCCTGAGCTACAACTGTTCACTGCCTCTGGCGTTCGATGGGTCTTGCTCTGGTATTCAACACTTCTCCGCAATGCTCCGCGATGAGGTGGGTGGCCTTGCTGTTAACCTGCTGCCTAGTCCTACCGTTCAGGACATCTATGGGATTGTCGCTAAGAAAGTCAACGTGATTCTGCAAGAAGATGCAATCAACGGGACCGACAACGAAGTAGTTACCGTGACTGATGAGAACACTGGTGAAATCTCTGAGAAAGTCAAGCTGGGCACTAAGGCACTGGCTGGTCAATGGCTGGCTTACGGTGTCACTCGTAGCGTAACTAAGCGTTCAGTCATGACGCTGGCGTATGGGTCCAAAGAGTTCGGCTTCCGTCAACAAGTGCTGGAAGACACAATTCAGCCAGCTATTGATTCCGGCAAGGGTCTGATGTTCACTCAGCCGAATCAGGCCGCTGGGTACATGGCTAAACTGATTTGGGAAGCCGTGAGCGTCACAGTGGTGGCTGCGGTTGAAGCAATGAACTGGCTTAAGTCTGCTGCTAAGCTGCTGGCTGCTGAGGTCAAGGATAAGAAGACTGGGGAGATTCTTCGCAAGCGTTGCGCTGTACATTGGGTAACTCCTGATGGCTTCCCTGTTTGGCAGGAATACAAGAAGCCCATCCAGACTCGCTTGAACCTGATTTTCCTTGGTCAGTTCCGTCTACAGCCTACCATCAACACAAACAAGGATAGCGAGATTGATGCGCACAAACAGGAGTCTGGCATTGCTCCTAACTTTGTGCATAGTCAAGATGGTAGCCACCTGCGTAAGACTGTAGTGTGGGCACACGAGAAGTACGGAATCGAATCGTTTGCACTTATCCACGACTCCTTCGGGACAATTCCTGCTGACGCTGCCAGCCTGTTCAAAGCTGTGCGCGAAACTATGGTTGACACCTACGAGTCCTGCGATGTACTGGCTGACTTCTACGACCAGTTCGCTGACCAGTTGCATGAGTCTCAATTGGACAAAATGCCAGCACTTCCGGCTAAAGGTAACTTGAATCTCCAAGACATCCTTAAGTCCGACTTCGCGTTCGCGTAACGTCAAATTAATACGACTCACTATAGAGGGGACAAACTCAAGGTCATTCGCAAGAGTGGCCTTCATGATTGACCTTCTTCCGGTTAATACGACTCACTATAGGAGAACCTTAAGGTTTAACTTTAAGACCCTTAAGTGTTAATTAGAGATTTAAATTAAAGAATTACTAAGAGAGGACTTTAAGTATGCGTAACTTCGAAAAGATGACCAAACGTTCTAACCGTAACGCTCATGACTTCGAGGAAACTAAAGGTCGCAAGCTGAATAAGACTAAGCGTGACCGTTCGCATAAACGTAGCTGGGAGGCTCAGTAAGATGGGACGCTTATATAGTGGGAACCTGAATGACTTCAAGGCTGCTTGTAACAGGCTCTACCAGTTGGACCTTGCTGTTATAGTCGTTGAGCAGGAAGGTTCACCAAACATAAAGGCGACCATGCACCTTCGGATTGAAGACCGTACTGGTCGCATAGTTGCTCAGGAGGATATTCACCACTGCGACGAAGACGTTCTGTACAATATGGGAACCGCTTGGCTGAACCGTATGTACGACCAGTTGAAGCACTGGAAATAATACGACTCACTAAAGGGACAATGCTTAAGGTCGCTCATTGAGTGGCCTTAGTCATTTAACCAATAGGAGACAAACATTATGATGAACATTAAGACCAACCCGTTTAAAGCCGTGTCTTTCGTGGAGTCTGCCATTAAGAAAGCTCTGGATAACGCTGGGTATCTTATCGCTGACATCAAGTACGATGGTGTGCGTGGGAACATCTGCGTAGACAATACCGCTAACAGTTGCTGGCTCTCTCGTGTATCTAAAACGATTCCGGCACTGTCTTACCTTAATGGGTTCGACTCACGTTGGCAGTGCCTGTTAAAAGATGACCGCTGCTTCTACCCTGATGGCTTCATGCTTGATTGCGAACTCATGGTCAAGGGAGTGGACTTCAATGTTGGCTCCGGCCTTCTACGGACCAAATGGTTAAACAAGAAGAACATGCAGTTCGATATTGGCGGTCCGTATGAATCGTGGGACGTGAGTATGAAGGGACTTCCTTTCGGCATTGACCCGAACTTACTAACAGTCAAACTGTACGCTATCCTACCGCTGCACATCGTCGAGTCTGGTGAAGACCATGATGTCATGACACTGCTCATGCAGGAACACGTTAAGAACATGCTGCCTCTGCTACAGGAATACTTCCCTGAAATCGAATGGCAAGCGGCTGAGTCTTACGAGGTTTACGACATGGTAGAACTCCAGCAACTGTACGAGAAGAAGCGTGAAGAGGGTCACGAGGGTCTCATTGTGAAAGACCCAATGTGCATCTACAAGCGCGGTAAGAAGTCCGGCTGGTGGAAACTCAAGCCAGAGAACGAAGCTGATGGCGTCATTCAGGGTCTTGTGTGGGGAACCGAAGGTTTAGCAAATGAAGGTAAAGTAATTGGATTTGAGGTGCTTCTTGAGAGTGGTCGTGTAGTTAACGCCACAAACATCTCTCGCGCCTTAATGGATGAATTTACCAACACAGTTAACATCGAAGGTGAAACCTACTACAACGGGCACGCCTGTCAGATTGCGTACATGGAGGAAACTCCTGACGGCTCTCTGCGTCACCCATCGTTCGTAATGTTCCGTGGCACCGAGGACAACCCTCAAGAGAAAATATAATCACACTGGCTCACCTTCGGGTGGGCCTTTCTTCGTTTAATACGACTCACTAAAGGAGGTACACACCATGATGTACGCAATACCATTACTCATCGTCATTATAGGATGCCTTGCGCTGCACTGTAGCGATGACGATATGCCTGATGGTCGCGCTTAATACGACTCACTAAAGGAGACACTATATGTTTCGACTTCATTACAACAAAAGCCTTAAAGGTTTCTCAGTTCGCCGTGCTGACCGTTCAATCGTGTGTGCAAGCAAGCGCCGAGCTAAACTACCTCTTATTGGCGACACGGTTCCTTTGTCACCTAGCGTCCACATCATTATCACTCGTGGCGACTTTGAGAAAGCAATAGACAAGAAACGTCCGGTTCTTAGTGTGGCAGTGACCCGCTTCCCGTTCGTCCGTCTGTTACTCAAACGAATCAAGGAGGTGTTCTGATGGGATGTATAGCTTGCTTAGAGAAAGATGACCGTTATCCGCACACCTGTAATAAAGGAGCTAACAATATGACAGAACGTGAACAAGAGATGATCATGAAGTTGGTAGACAATAACGAGGGTCGCCCAGATGATTTGAATGGCTGCGGGATGCTCTGCTCTAATGTCCCTTGCCACCTCTGCCCCGCAAACAATGATCAAAAGATAACCTTAGGTGAAATCCGCGCGATGGACCCACGTAAGCCTAAACTGGAGAAACCAGAGGTAACTCCTACAGACGACCAGCCATCAACCGAGTCAATCGAAGGTGTCACTAAGCCTTCCCACTACATGCTGTTCGACGACATTGAGGCTATCGAGGTGATTGCCCGTTCAATGACTCGTGAGCAGTTCAAGGGGTATTGCTTCGGGAACATCTTAAAGTATCGCCTACGTGCTGGTAAGAAATCCGAACTGGCTTACTTAGAGAAGGACATGGCGAAAGCTGGGTTCTACGGTGAACTGTACGAGAAACATAAGGATAAGTGCTATGATTCTTAAGCCAAGCGAATGGTGCCACAAGATGTGGACAGAATGTATAGAACGTGGTGACGAGGAATCTGCTGGGCACTACATGGAACTTTACAACCAATGGCTATCGAGAGGTTACTGATATGTCAAACGTAAATACAGGTTCACTTAGTGTGGACAATAAGAAGTTTTGGGCTACCGTAGAGTCCTCTGAGCATTCCTTTGAGGTCCCAATCTACGCTGAGACCCTAGACGAAGCTCTGGAGTTAGCTGAATGGCAATACGTTCCGGCTGGCTTTGAGGTTACTCGTGTGCGGCCTTGTGTGGTGCCGAAGTAATACGACTCACTATTAGGGAGGTGAAGACTCCCTCTGAGAAACCAAACGAAACCTAAAGGAGATTAACATTATGGCTAAGAAGATTTTCACCTCTGCGCTGGGCACTGCTGAACCTTACGCTTACATCTCTAAGCCGGACTACGGCAACGAAGAGCGTGGCTTTGGGAACCCTCGTGGTGTATACAAAGTGGACCTGACTATTCCCAACAAAGACCCGCGTTGTCAACGTATGGTCGATGAAATCGTGAAGTGCCACGAAGAGGCTTATGCTGCTGCCGTTGAGGAATACGAAGCTAACCCGCCTGCTGTAGCTCGTGGTAAGAAACCGCTGAAACCGTATGAAGGCGACATGCCGTTCTTCGATAACGGTGACGGTACGACTACCTTTAAGTTCAAATGCTACGCGTCTTTCCAAGACAAGAAGACCAAAGAGACCAAGCACATCAATCTGGTTGTGGTGGACTCCAAAGGTAAGAAGCTGGAAGAAGTGCCGATTATCGGTGGCGGCTCTAAGCTGAAAGTCAAGTACTCTCTGGTTCCGTACAAGTGGAACACCGCTGTGGGTGCGAGCGTTAAGCTGCAATTGGAATCCGTAATGCTGGTCGAACTGGCTACCTTTGGTGGCGGTGAAGACGATTGGGCTGATGAAGTTGAAGAGAACGGCTATGTTGCCTCTGGTTCTGCCAAAGCGAGCAAACCACGCGACGAAGAAAGCTGGGACGAAGACGACAGTGAGTCCTACGAAGAAGACGAAGACGGAGACTTCTAAGTGGCTGGCGCATACGCTGCGCGTGGTATCCGAAAGGTCGGGACATTCCGTTCCGGCCTAGAAGATAAGGTCTCTAAGCAGCTAGAGGGTAAGGGCATTAAGTTCGACTATGAACTGTGGAAAATCCCTTACGTTGTCCCTGCGAGCAACCATGTGTATACTCCAGACTTCCTGCTGCCTAACGGAATCTTCATTGAAACCAAAGGTTTATGGGAGAGTGACGACCGAAAGAAACACTTATTGATTCGCGAACAGTTTCCCGAACTGGACATCCGTCTGGTGTTCTCAAGCTCGCGCACTAAGCTGTACAAAGGGTCTCCGACCAGTTACGGTGAGTGGTGCGAGAAGCACGGCATCCTGTTTGCTGACAAATTAATTCCTGTGGAATGGCTCAAAGAACCCAAAAAGGAGGTGCCATTTGACAAGCTGAAACAATCGAAGGGAGGTAAGAAATAATGTCTCGTGTACAGTTCAAACAACGTGAATCAACTGACGCAATCTTTGTCCACTGCTCGGCTACCAAGCCAAGTCAGAATGTAGGTGTCCGTGAGATTCGCCAGTGGCACAAAGAGCAGGGCTGGTTGGATGTAGGCTACCACTTTATCATCAAGCGTGATGGTACTGTAGAGGCGGGTCGAGATGAGATGGCTGTAGGCTCTCACGCTAAGGGCCACAACCACAACTCAATTGGTGTCTGCCTTGTAGGTGGTATCGACGATAAAGGTAAGTTTGACGCTAACTTTACGCCAGCCCAAATGCAATCCCTTCGCTCACTGCTTGTCACACTTCTGGCTAAGTACGAAGGTGCTGTTCTTCGCGCACATCACGATGTGGCACCAAAGGCTTGCCCATCGTTCGACCTTAAGCGTTGGTGGGAGAAGAATGAACTGGTCACTTCTGACCGTGGATAGTTAATTGAACTCACTAAAGGGAGACCACAACGGTTTCCCTTTGTTCGCAATGTTGATTAAGGAATAACCATATGGAATTAGAACAAGATAGTATTTTCCTGTATCACACTCCTTGCGAGAACTGTGGGTCTTCTGATGGTAACTCTGTGTATTCTGACGGTCATGAATACTGCTTTGTATGTGAGCACCGAGTTCCGGCCTCAGACGAACGCAAGGAAAAGTTATCATCGAGAAGATGTATAGTCGGTGGAGGTAAACCAATGACTTACAACGTGTGGAACTTCGTGGAATCCAATGGGCGTTACTCTGCACTAACTGCGCGAGGAATCTCTAAGGAAACCTGCCAGAAGGCCGGGTACTGGATTGCCAAGGTGGACGGAGTGATGTACCAAGTGGCTGACTATCGTGACCAGAACGGGAACATCGTCAGTCAGAAGGTCCGAGATAAAGATAAAAACTTTAAGACCACTGGTAGTCACAAGAGTGATGCCCTGTTCGGGAAGCACTTGTGGAATGGCGGTAAGAAGATTGTTGTCACAGAAGGCGAAATCGACATGCTTACCGTTATGGAACTTCAAGACTGTAAGTATCCTGTAGTGTCGTTGGGTCACGGTGCCTCTGCCGCTAAGAAGACATGCGCTGCCAACTACGAATACTTTGACCAGTTCGAACAGATTATCTTGATGTTCGATATGGACGAAGCAGGGCGCAAAGCAGTCGAAGAGGCCGCACAAGTACTGCCTGCTGGTAAGGTACGCGTGGCTGTTCTTCCGTGTAAGGATGCCAACGAGTGCCACCTTAATGGTCACGACCGTGAAATCATGGAGCAGGTGTGGAATGCTGGCCCTTGGATTCCTGATGGTGTAGTCTCGGCTCTTTCGTTACGTGAACGAATCCGTGAGCATTTATCGTCAGAGGAATCAGTAGGTCTACTTTTCAGCGGCTGTAGTGGCATCAACGATAAGACACTAGGTGCCCGTGGCGGCGAAGTCATTATGGTCACTTCCGGTTCCGGTATGGGTAAGTCAACCTTCGTTCGCCAACAAGCTCTCCAATGGGGCACAGCGATGGGCAAGAAGGTAGGCTTAGCGATGCTTGAGGAGTCCGTTGAAGAGACCGCTGAGGACCTTATAGGTCTGCACAATCGTGTCCGACTGAGACAATCCGACTCACTAAAGAGAGAGATTATTGAGAACGGTAAGTTCGACCAATGGTTCGATGAACTGTTCGGTAACGATGCGTTCCATCTATACGACTCATTCGCTGAGGCTGAGACCGACAGGCTTCTAGCTAAACTGGCCTACATGCGCTCAGGCTTGGGTTGTGACGTAATCATTCTGGACCACATCTCAATCGTCGTGTCCGCTTCGGGGGAATCCGATGAGCGTAAGATGATTGACAACCTGATGACCAAGCTCAAAGGGTTCGCTAAGTCAACTGGGGTGGTGCTGGTCGTAATTTGTCACCTTAAGAACCCAGACAAAGGTAAAGCACATGAGGAAGGTCGCCCTGTTTCTATTACTGACCTACGTGGTTCTGGCGCACTTCGCCAACTATCTGATACTATTATTGCCCTTGAGCGTAACCAGCAAGGTGATATGCCTAATCTTGTCCTCGTTCGTATTCTCAAGTGCCGCTTTACTGGTGATACTGGTATTGCTGGCTACATGGAATACAACAAGGAAACCGGATGGCTTGAACCATCAAGTTACTCAGGGGAAGAAGAGTCACACTCAGAGTCAACAGACTGGTCCAACGACACTGACTTCTGACAGGATTCTTGACGACTTTCCAGTTTCGCTGGAGAGTCCCATTTGGAGAGTCCCATTTTAATACGACTCACTAAAGGAGACACACCATGTTCAAGCTGATTAAGAAATTAGGCCAACTGCTGGTTCGTATGTACAACGTGGAAGCTAAGCGTCTGAACGATGAGGCTCGTAAAGAGGCCACACAATCACGCGCTCTGGCGATTCGCTCCAACGAACTGGCTGATAGCGCATCCACCAAAGTTACAGAGGCTGCCCGTGTAGCTAACCAAGCACAGCAACTTTCCAAATTCTTTGAGTAATCAAACAGGAGAAACCATCATGTCTAACGTAGCTGAAACTATCCGTCTATCCGATACCGCTGACCAGTGGAACCGTCGAGTCCACATAAACGTCCGCAACGGTAAGGCGACTATGGTTTACCGCTGGAAGGACTCTAAGTCCTCTAAGAATCACACTCAGCGTATGACGTTGACGGACGAGCAAGCACTGCGTCTGGTCAATGCGCTTACCAAAGCTGCCGTGACCGCAATTCATGAAGCTGGTCGCGTGGATGAAGCTATGACTATCCTCGACAAGATTTGATAGTTAAGAGTGGTATACTCAAGGTCGCCCAAGTGGTGGCCTTCATGAATACTATTCGACTCACTATAGGAGATATTATCATGCGTGACCCTAAAGTTATCCAAGCAGAAATCGCTAAGTTGGAAGCTGAACTGGAGGACGTTAAGTACCATGAAGCCAAGACTCGCTCCGCTGTTCACATCTTGAAGAACTTGGGCTGGACTTGGACAAGACAGACTGGCTGGAAGAAACCAGAAGTTAATAAACTGAGCCACAATGTGTTCGATAAGGACACTATGACCCACATCAAGGCTGGTGATTGGGTCAAGGTGGACATGGGAGTTGTTGGTGGATACGGCTATGTCCGCTCAGTGAGAGACAGATATGCACAAGTGTCATACATCACTAATGTCACGCCACGAGGTGCAATCGTAGCCGATAAAATCCACTCGATTCACACAGGCTTCTTGACAGTTGTCTCGTATGAAGAGATTGTTAAGTCGCGATAATCAACAGGAGAAATCAATATGATCGTTTCTGACATCGAAGCTAACGCCCTCTTAGAGAGCGTCACTAAGTTCCACTGCGGGGTTATCTACGACTACTCCACTGCCGAGTATGTCAGTTACCGTCCGAGTGACTTCGGTGCGTATCTGGATGCGCTGGAAGCCGAGGTTGCACGAGGCGGTCTTATTGTGTTCCACAACGGTCACAAGTATGACGTTCCCGCATTGACCAAACTGGCTAAGATACAGTTGAACCGAGAGTTCCACCTGCCACGTGAGAACTGTATTGACACCCTTGTGCTGTCACGCTTGATTCACTCTAACCTCAAAGACACCGATATGGGTCTTCTGCGTTCTGGCAAGTTGCCTGGGAAACGCTTTGGGTCTCACGCTCTGGAGGCATGGGGCTATCGCTTAGGCGAAATGAAGGGTGAATACAAGGACGACTTTAAGCGTATGCTTGAAGAGCAAGGTGAAGAATACGTTGACGGAATGGAGTGGTGGAACTTCAACGAAGAGATGATGGCCTATAACGTTCAGGACGTTGTGGTTACTAAAGCTCTCCTTGAGAAGCTACTCTCTGATAAACATTACTTCCCGCTTCTTGGAGAAGATTGGGGTTACTACAATTACACTCAGATGCACTCAGCTACATTCTGGCAAACATCACTTGAGGCCGTTGACGTTGAACATCGCGCTGCGTGGCTACTCGCTAAGCAAGAGCGTAATGGATTCCCGTTTGACACGAAAGCAATCGAAGAGTTGTACATAGAGTTGGCTGCTCGCCGCTCTGAGTTGCTCCGTAAATTGACCGAAACGTTCGGCTCATGGTATCAACCGAAAGGTGGCACCGAAATGTTCTGTCATCCGAGGACTGGCAAGCCGTTACCTAAATATCCTCGCATTAAGACGCCTAAAGTTGGTGGCATCTTTAAGAAACCTAAGAACAAGGCACAGCGAGAAGGTCGTGAGCCGTGCGAACTGGATACCAGAGAGTACGTTGCTGGCGCTCCGTATACCCCAGTTGAGCACGTAGTGTTTAACCCTTCGTCTCGTGACCACATCCAGAAGAAACTCCAAGAGGCTGGATGGGTCCCCACGAAGTACACCGATAAGGGTGCTCCTGTGGTGGACGATGAGGTACTCGAAGGAGTACGTGTAGATGACCCTGAGAAGCAAGCCGCTATCGACCTCATTAAAGAGTACCTGATGATTCAGAAGAGAATCGGACAGTCCGCTGAGGGAGACAAGGCATGGCTTCGTTACGTTGCTGAGGACGGTAAAATTCATGGTTCTGTTAACCCTAATGGAGCAGTTACAGGTCGTGCGACCCACGCGTTCCCCAACCTCGCGCAAATTCCGGGTGTACGTTCTCCTTATGGAGAGCAGTGTCGCGCTGCTTTTGGTGCCGAACATCACCTAGACGGTATTACTGGTAAGCCTTGGGTTCAGGCTGGCATAGACGCCTCCGGTCTGGAGTTGCGTTGCTTGGCACACTTCATGGCTCGCTTTGACAACGGTGAGTACGCTCACGAGATTCTTAATGGTGACATTCACACTAAGAACCAGATGGCTGCCGAATTGCCTACCCGTGATAACGCCAAGACGTTCATCTATGGGTTCCTTTATGGTGCTGGTGACGAGAAGATTGGACAGATTGTTGGCGCTGGTAAAGAGCGCGGTAAGGAACTCAAGAAGAAATTCCTTGAGAACACCCCCGCGATTGCTGCACTACGTGAGTCTATCCAACAGACACTTGTTGAGTCCTCTCAGTGGGTAGCTGGTGAACAGCGAGTCAAGTGGAAACGTCGCTGGATTAAAGGTCTGGATGGTCGCAAGGTACACGTTCGTAGCCCACATGCTGCGCTGAATACCCTACTGCAATCTGCTGGTGCTCTCATCTGCAAACTGTGGATTATCAAGACCGAAGAGATGCTCGTAGAGAAAGGCTTGAAGCATGGCTGGGATGGGGACTTTGCGTACATGGCATGGGTACATGATGAAATCCAAGTAGGTTGCCGTACCGAAGAGATTGCTCAGGTTGTCATTGAGACCGCACAAGAAGCAATGCGCTGGGTTGGAGACCACTGGAACTTCCGGTGTCTTCTGGATACCGAAGGTAAGATGGGTCCTAACTGGGCCGTATGTCACTAATTCTATAGGAGAAATTATTATGGCTATGACCAAGAAATTTAAAGTGTCCTTCGACGTTACTGCTAAGATGACCTCTGACGTTCAGGCTATCTTAGAGAAAGACATGCTTCACCTGTGTAAGCAGGTTGGCTCTGGTGCTATTGTTCCGAACGGTAAACAGAAAGAAATGATTGTACAGTTCCTGACACACGGCATGGAAGGCTTGATGACATTCGTGGTACGTACATCATTCCGTGAGGCAATCAAGGACATGCACGAAGAGTATGCCGATAAGGACTCCTTCAAACTCTCTCCTGCAACAGTACGGGAGGTGTTCTGATGTCTGACTATCTGAAAGTACTGCAAGCAATCAAAAGTTGCCCTAAGACTTTCCAGTCCAACTATGTACGGAATAATGCGAGCCTCGTAGCGGAGGCCGCTTCCCGTGGTCACATCTCGTGCCTGACTACGAGTGGGCGCAACGGTGGCGCTTGGGAAATTACCGCTTCCGGTACTCGCTTTCTGAAACGAATGGGAGGGTGTGTCTGATGGTTCGTGACACTGTAACAATTCCTCGTGATGCGTGGAACGATATGCAGGGCTACATCGACTCTCTGGAACGTGAGAACGATAGCCTTAAGAATCAACTGATTGAGGCCGACGAATACGTGGCTGAACTAGAGGAGAAACTTAATGGCACTTCTTGACCTTAAACAATTCTACGAGTTACGCGAAGGCTGTGACGACAAGGGTATCCTCGTGATGGACGGAGACTGGCTTGTCTTCCAAGCGATGAGTGCTGCTGAGTTTGATGCCTCATGGGAGGAAGAGATTTGGCACCGCTGCTGCGACCACGCTAAGGCACGTCAGATTCTTGAGGATTCCATCAAGTCCTATGAGACCCGCAAGAAGGCTTGGGTAGGTGCTCCGATTGTCCTTGCGTTCACCGACAGTGTTAACTGGCGTAAAGAACTGGTTGACCCGAACTATAAGGCTAACCGTAAGGCCACGAAGAAACCTGTAGGTTACTTTGAGTTCCTTGATGCCCTCTTTGAGCGCGAAGAGTTCTATTGCATCCGTGAACCTATGCTTGAAGGTGATGACGTCATGGGAGTTATTGCTTCCAATCCGTCTGCATTCGGTGCCCGTAAGGCTGTAATCATCTCGTGCGATAAAGACTTTAAGACCATCCCTAACTGCGACTTCCTGTGGTGTACCACTGGTAACATACTGACTCAGACCGAAGAGTCCGCTGATTGGTGGCACCTCTTCCAGACCATCAAGGGTGACATCACCGATGGTTACTCTGGGATTGCCGGATGGGGCGATACTGCCGAGGACTTCCTGAATAACCCGTTCATAACCGAGCCTAAAACGTCTGTACTTAAGTCTGGGAAGAACAAAGGCCAAGAGGTTACCAAGTGGGTTAAGCGCGCTCCTGAGCCTCATGAGACGCTTTGGGATTGCATTAAGTCCATCGGGGCGAAGGCTGGTATGACCGAAGAGGATGTTATCAAGCAGGGCCAGATGGCTCGCATCCTGCGGTTCAATGAGTACAACTTTATTGACAAGGAGATTTACCTGTGGAGACCGTAGCGTATATTGGCATTGGTCTTAGTGCTCTCGGAATGTGCCTCATTGCGTGGGGCCTTTGGGACTTAGCCCGAATAATCAAGTCGTTACAAGACAATAAGTGATAAACTCAAGGTCCCTAAATTAATACGACTCACTATAGGGAGATAGGGGCCTTTATGATTATTACTTTAAGATTTAACTCTAAGAGGAATCTTTATCATGCTAACACCTATTAACCACTTACTTAAGAACCCTAACGATATTCCAGATGTACCTCATGCAACCGCTGAGTATCTACAGGTTCGATTCAACTATGCGTACCTCGAAGCGTCTGGTCATATAGGACTTATGCGTGCTAATGGTTGCAGTGAGGCCCACATCTTGGGTTTCATTCAGGGCCTACAGTATGCCTCTAACGTCATTGACGAGATTGAGTTGCGCAAGGAACAACTAAGAGATGATGGGGAGGATTGACACTATGTGTTTCTCACCGAAAATTAAAACTCCGAAGATGGATACCAATCAGATTCGAGCCATTGAGCCAGCGCCTCTGACCCAAGAAGTGTCAAGCGTGGAGTTCGGTGGGTCTTCTGATGAGACGGATACCGAAGGCACCGAAGTGTCTGGACGCAAAGACCTAAAGGTCGAACGCGATGATTCAGTAGAGAAGTATAAAGCTACGAATACTGGTTCCGCTCGTATGAAATCTTCAATTCGTAAGTCTGCATTCGGAGGCAAGAAGTGATGTCTGAGTTCACCTGTGTGGAGGCCAAGAGCCGCTTCCGTGCAATCCGGTGGACTGTGGAACACCTTGGGTTGCCTAAAGGATTCGAAGGACACTTTGTTGGCTACAGCCTCTACGTAGACGAAGTTATGGACATGTCTGGTTGCCGTGAAGAATACGTTCTGGACTCTAACGGTAAACATGTAGCGTACTTCGCGTGGTGCGTAAGCTGTGACATTCACCACAAAGGAGACATTCTGGATATAACGTCCGTTGTCATTAATCCTGAGGCAGACTCTAAGGGCTTACAGCGATTCCTAGCGAAACGCTTTAAGTGCCTTGCAGAACTCCACGATTGCGATTGGGTGTCCCGCTGTAAACATGAAGGCGAGACAATGCGTGTATACTTTAAGGAGGTATAAGTTATGGGTAAGAAAATCAAGAAGGCCGTTAAGAAAGTCACCAAGCCAATTACGAAAGCCGTGAAGAAAGTTACCAAGGAAGTGACCCGCCCAGTTAAGCAGGTTGCAAGTGGTCTGGCTGGCGGTTCTGGTGAGGCACAGGTCGTGGAGGTCCCACAGGCTGCCACTCCCGCTGCACAGATTGTTGACGTACCTGAGAAAGAGGTCTCCACCGAGGATGAAGCACAGACCGAAAGCGGACGTAAGAAAGCTCGTGCTGGCGGTAAGAAGTCCTTAAGTGTGGCCCGTAGCTCCGGTGGCGGCATCAACATTTAAACAGGAGGTGACACATGGCTGAGAAGCGTACAGGCCTAGCCGAGGAAGGCGCAAAGTCCGTTTATGACCGATTGAAGAACGACCGCGCTCCTTATGAGACTCGTGCTCAAAACTGCGCTCAGTACACCATTCCGTCCCTCTTCCCTAAGGATTCCGATAACTCATCCACAGACTACACGACTCCGTGGCAAGCTGTGGGTGCTCGTGGTCTCAATAACTTGGCCTCTAAACTAATGCTGGCGCTATTCCCGATGCAAACGTGGATGAAGCTGACCATCTCTGAATATGAGGCTAAACAGTTACTGAATGACCCAGATGGACTCGCTAAGGTTGATGAGGGTCTATCGATGGTAGAGCGTATCATCATGAACTACATTGAGTCTAACAGTTATCGAGTGACTCTCTTTGAGGCTCTCAAGCAGTTAGTCGTAGCGGGTAACGTCCTGCTGTACCTACCGGAACCAGAGGGGTCAAACTATAATCCCATGAAGCTGTACCGATTGTCTTCTTATGTGGTCCAACGAGACGCATTCGGCAACGTTCTGCAAATGGTAACCCTTGACCAGATAGCTTTCGGTGCTCTCCCTGAGGACATCCGTAAGGCTGTAGAAGCCCAAGGTGGTGAGAAGAAAGCCGATGAGACCATCGATGTGTACACTCACATCTATCTGGATGAGGACACAGGTGAATACCTCCGATACGAAGAGGTCGAGGGTATGGAGATACAAGGCTCCGATGGGTCTTACCCTAAAGAGGCTTGCCCGTACATCCCGATTCGAATGGTTCGACTGGACGGCGAATCCTATGGACGTTCGTACATTGAGGAATACTTAGGTGACTTGCGGTCCCTTGAGAATCTCCAAGAGGCCATCGTTAAGATGTCAATGATTAGCTCTAAGGTTATCGGCTTAGTGAATCCTGCTGGTATCACCCAGCCACGCCGACTGACCAAAGCTCAGACTGGTGACTTTGTTACTGGTCGTCCAGAAGACATCTCGTTCCTCCAACTGGAGAAGCAAGCAGACTTTACCGTAGCCAAGGCTGTCAGTGACGCTATTGAGGCTCGCCTTTCGTTTGCCTTTATGTTGAACTCTGCGGTTCAGCGCACAGGTGAACGTGTGACCGCCGAAGAGATTCGGTATGTCGCCTCTGAACTTGAAGATACTTTGGGTGGTGTCTACTCCATCCTTTCTCAAGAATTGCAAATGCCTCTGGTACGAGTGCTCTTGAAGCAACTACAAGCCACGCAACAGATTCCTGAGTTACCTAAGGAAGCCGTAGAGCCAACCATTAGTACAGGTCTGGAAGCAATTGGTCGAGGACAAGACCTAGATAAGTTGGAGCGTTGTGTCGCTGCGTGGGCTGCACTGGCTCCTATGCGCGATGACCCTGACATCAACCTTGCAATGATTAAGTTGCGCATTGCTAACGCTATCGGTATTGACACTTCTGGCATCCTTCTTACCGAAGAACAGAAGCAACAGAAGATGGCTCAACAGGCTATGCAAATGGGTATGGACAATGGTGCTGCTGCGCTTGGTCAAGGTATGGCTGCACAGGCTACAGCTTCGCCTGAGGCTATGGCTGCTGCTGCTGATTCCGTAGGTCTACAGCCGGGCATTTAATACGACTCACTATAGGGAGACCTCATCTTTGAAATGAGCGATGACAAGAGGTTGGAGTCCTCGGTCTTCCTGTAGTTCAACTTTAAGGAGACAATAATAATGGCTGAATCTAATGCAGACGTATATGCATCTTTTGGCGTGAACTCCGCTGTGATGTCTGGTGGTTCCGTTGAGGAACATGAGCAGAATATGCTGGCTCTTGATGTTGCTGCCCGTGATGGCGATGATGCAATCGAGTTAGCGTCAGACGAAGTGGAAACAGAACGCGACCTGTATGACAACTCTGACCCATTCGGTCAAGATGACGATGAGGGGCGCATTCAGGTTCGTATTGGCGATGGCTCTGAGCCGACCGATGTGGACGCTGGAGAAGAAGACTTTGAGGGCACCGAAGGTTCCGAAGAGTTTACACCTCTTGGTGAGACTCCAGAAGAACTGGTGGCTGCCTCTGAGCAACTTGGTGAGCACGAAGAGGGCTTCCAAGAGATGATTAACATCGCTGCCGAGCGTGGCATGAGTGCTGAGACCATTGAGGCTATCCAGCGTGAGTACGAGGAGAACGAAGAGTTGTCCGCTGAGTCCTACGCTAAGCTGGCTGAAATTGGCTACACGAAGGCTTTCATCGACTCCTACATTCGTGGTCAAGAAGCTCTGGTTGAGCAGTACGTAAACAGTGTCATTGAGTACGCTGGTGGTCGTGAACGTTTTGACGCGCTGTACAATCACCTTGAGACTCATAACCCTGAGGCTACACAGTCGCTGGACAATGCGTTGACCAATCGTGACTTAGCGACCGTTAAGGCTATCATCAACTTGGCTGGTGAGTCTCGCGCCAAGGCGTTTGGTCGCAAGCCAACTCGTAGTGTGACTAATCGTGCTATTCCGGCTAAACCTCAGGCTACCAAGCGTGAAGGCTTTGCGGACCGTAGCGAGATGATTAAAGCTATGAGTGACCCTCGGTATCGCACAGATGCCAACTATCGTCGTCAAGTCGAACAGAAAGTAATCGATTCGAACTTCTGATAGACTCTGAAATTAATACGACTCACTATAGGGAGACCACAACGGTTTCCCTCTAGGAATCATTCTTTGTTTAACTTTAAGAAGGAGACATACATATGGCTAACATGACTGGTGGACAGCAACTGGGTACTAACCAAGGTAAAGGCGCAACTGGTTCCGATAAACTGGCGTTGTTCTTGAAGGTATTTGGTGGCGAAGTTCTGACTGCATTCGCTCGTACCTCTGTGACCACTTCTCGCCACATGGTCCGTTCCATTTCCAGTGGTAAATCTGCTCAGTTCCCTGTTCTGGGTCGCACTCAGGCAGCGTATCTGGCTCCTGGTGAGAACCTCGACGATAAACGTAAAGACATCAAACACACCGAGAAGGTAATCACCATTGATGGTCTCCTGACGGCTGACGTTCTGATTTACGATATTGAGGACGCGATGAACCACTATGACGTTCGCTCTGAGTACACCTCTCAGTTGGGTGAATCTCTGGCGATGGCTGCTGATGGTGCGGTTCTGGCTGAGATTGCTGGCCTGTGCAACTTGGCGAGCACCGCTGACGAGAACATCGCAGGTCTAGGCTCTGCCACTGTGATTGAGACCGCTCAGACCAAGGTTGAAATTACCGACCAAGTCGCTCTGGGTAAGGAGATTATTGCGGCTCTGACCAAGGCTCGTGCGGCTCTGACCAAGAACTATGTTCCGGCTGCTGACCGTGTGTTCTACTGCGACCCAGATAGCTACTCTGCGATTCTGGCTGCGCTGATGCCGAACGCTGCAAACTACGCTGCTCTGATTGACCCTGAGAAGGGTTCTATCCGCAACGTTATGGGCTTCGAGGTTGTTGAGGTTCCGCACCTGACCGCTGGTGGTGCAGGTACTGCCCGTGATGGCGTAACCGGTCAGAAGCACGTCTTCCCAGCAACGGCTACTGGTAATGACAAGGTTGCTAAGGACAACGTTATCGGCCTGTTCATGCACCGCTCTGCGGTAGGTACTGTTAAGCTGCGTGATTTGGCTCTGGAGCGCGCTCGCCGTGCTAACTTCCAAGCTGACCAGATTATCGCTAAGTACGCAATGGGCCACGGTGGTCTGCGCCCAGAAGCTGCTGGTGCGGTGGTTTTCAAGGGGGAGTAATGCTGGGAGTGGCCTCAACGGTCGCCGCTAGTCCCGAAGAGGTGAGTGTTACTTCAACAGAAGAAACCTTAACGCCAGCACAGAAGGCCGCACGCACACGCGCCGCTAACAAAGCCCGAAAGGAAGCTGAGTTGGCTGCCGCTGCTGCTGCTGAGCAATAACTAGCATAACCCCTTGGGGCCTCTAAACGGGTCTTGAGGGGTTTTTTGCTTAAAGGAGGAACTATATGCGCTCATACGATATGAACGTTGAGACTGCCGCTGAGTTATCCGCTGTGAACGACATCCTTGCGTCTATCGGTGAACCTCCGGTATCGACGCTTGAGGGTGATGCTAACGCAGACGTAGCGAACGCTCGGCGTATTCTCAATAAGATTAACCGACAGATTCAGTCTCGTGGCTGGACGTTCAACATTGAGGAAGGCATAACGCTATTACCTGATGTTTACTCCAACCTGATTGTGTACAGTGACGACTATTTGTCCTTAATGGCTACTTCCGGTCAATCCATCTACGTGAACCGAGGTGGATATGTGTATGACAGAACGAGCCAGACAGACCGCTTTGACTCTGGTATTACCGTTAACATTATCCGTCTTCGAGACTACGATGAGATGCCTGAGTGCTTCCGTTATTGGATTGTCACTAAGGCTTCCCGTCAGTTCAACAACCGATTCTTTGGGGCACCAGAAGTAGAAGGTGTACTCCAAGAAGAGGAAGATGAAGCTCGACGTCTCTGCATGGAGTACGAAGTGGACTACGGTGGGTACAATATGCTGGATGGTGATGCGTTCACTTCTGGTCTACTGAATCGCTAATACCGATAAATAAGGAGGCTCTAATGGCACTCATTAGCCAATCAATCAAGAACTTGAAGGGTGGTATCAGTCAACAGCCTGACATCCTTCGTTATCCAGACCAAGGGTCGCGTCAAGTTAACGGTTGGTCTTCGGAGACCGAGGGCCTCCAAAAGCGTCCACCTATGGTTTTCCTTAAGACACTTGGAGACAGCGGTGCGTTAGGCCAAGCTCCGTACATCCACCTGATTAACCGAGATGAACGAGAGCAGTATTACGCTGTGTTCACTGGTAGCGGAATCAGAGTGTTCGACCTTGCCGGTAATGAGAAGCAAGTTAGGTATCCTAACGGTTCCGACTATATCAATACCGCTAATCCACGTAACGACCTGCGAATGGTTACTGTAGCAGACTACACGTTCATAGTTAACCGTAACGTTATTGTGCAGAAGAACACAACATCTGTCAACTTACCAAATTACAACCCTAAGCAAGACGGACTGATTAACGTTCGTGGTGGTCAGTATGGTAGGGAACTAATTGTACACATTAACGGGAAAGACGTTGCGAAGTATAAAATCCCAGATGGTAGCCAACCTGAACACGTAAACAATACGGATGCCCAATGGTTAGCCGAAGAGCTAGCCAAACAGATGCGCACCAACTTGTCTGGTTGGGCTGTAAATGTTGGACAAGGGTTCATACACGTTACCGCACCTAGCGGTCAACAGATTGACTCCTTCACGACTAAAGATGGCTACGCAGACCAGTTGATTAACCCTGTGACCCACTACGCCCAGTCGTTCTCTAAGTTGCCACCTAATGCTCCTAACGGCTACATGGTGAAAGTCGTAGGGGACGCCTCTAGGTCTGCCGACCAGTATTACGTTCGATACGACTCTGAGCGGAAAGTTTGGGTTGAGACTTTAGGTTGGAACACTGAGAACCAAGTCCTATGGGAAACAATGCCACACGCTCTTGTGCGAGCCGCTGATGGTAATTTCGACTTCAAGTGGCTTGATTGGTCTCCTAAGTCTTGTGGTGACATTGACACCAACCCTTGGCCTTCTTTTGTTGGTTCAAGCATTAACGATGTGTTCTTCTTCCGTAACCGCTTAGGATTCCTTAGTGGGGAGAACATCATATTGAGTCGTACAGCCAAATACTTCAATTTCTACCCTGCGTCCGTTGCGAACCTTAGCGATGACGACCCTATAGACGTAGCTGTGAGTACCAACCGAATAGCAGTTCTTAAGTACGCCGTTCCGTTCTCAGAAGAGTTACTCATCTGGTCCGATGAAGCACAATTCGTCCTGACCGCTTCTGGTACTCTCACGTCGAAGTCGGTTGAGTTGAACCTAACGACTCAGTTTGACGTACAGGACCGAGCGAGACCTTATGGTATCGGGCGTAATGTCTACTTTGCTAGTCCGAGGTCCAGCTACACGTCAATCCACAGATACTACGCTGTGCAGGATGTAAGTTCCGTTAAGAACGCGGAGGACATCACAGCGCACGTTCCTAACTACATCCCAAACGGTGTGTTTAGTATTTGTGGTAGTGGTACTGAAAACTTCTGTTCGGTGCTGTCTCACGGGGACCCTAGCAAAATCTTCATGTACAAATTCCTGTACCTGAACGAAGAGTTAAGACAACAGTCGTGGTCTCACTGGGACTTTGGGGCAAACGTGCAGGTTCTAGCTTGTCAGAGTATTAGCTCAGATATGTATGTTATTCTTCGTAATGAGTTCAATACGTTCCTGACTAAAATCTCTTTCACTAAGAACGCCATTGACTTACAAGGCGAACCTTATCGTGCCTTTATGGACATGAAGATTCGCTATACGATTCCTAGTGGAACATACAACGATGACACCTTCACTACCTCGATTCACCTGCCAACAATCTACGGTGCAAACTTCGGGAGGGGCAAAATCACCATACTGGAGCCTGACGGTAAGATAACTGTCTTTGAGCAACCTACGGCTGGGTGGAAAAGCGACCCTTGGCTGAGACTCAATGGCAACTTAGAGGGCCGTACAGTGTACATTGGGTTCAACATTAACTTCGTATATGAGTTCTCTAAGTTTCTCATCAAGCAGACTGCCGACGATGGGTCTACCTCCACGGAAGATATAGGTCGCTTACAGTTACGCCGAGCGTGGGTTAACTATGAGGATTCTGGTACGTTCGACATCTATGTTGAGAACCAATCATCCAACTGGAAGTACACAATGGCTGGTTCTCGCTTAGGCTCTGACACCCTGAGGGCTGGGCGACTGAACTTAGGGACCGGACAATACCGATTCCCTGTGGTGGGTAATGCCAAGTTCAATACAGTGTCTATCTTGTCTGATGAGACTACCCCGCTGAACATCATTGGATGCGGCTGGGAAGGTAACTACTTACGGAGAAGTTCCGGTATTTAATTGAATGTTCTCCCTGTGGTGGCTCGAAATTAATACGACTCACTATAGGGAGAACAATACGACTACGGGAGGGTTTTCTTATGATGATTATAAGACCTACTAAAAGTACAGACTTTGAGGTATTCACTCCGGCTCACCATGACATTCTTGAAGCTAAGGCTGCTGGTATTGAGCCGAGTTTCCCTGATGCTTCCGAGTGTGTCACGTTGAGCCTCTATGGGTTCCCTCTAGCTATCGGTGGTAACTGTGGGGACCAATGCTGGTTCGTTACGAGTGACCAAGTGTGGCGACTTAGTGGAAAGGCTAAGCGAGAGTTCCGTAAGTTAATCATGGAGTATCGCGACAAGATGCTTGAGAAGTATGATACTCTTTGGAATTACGTATGGGTAGGCAATACGTCCCACATTCGTTTCCTCAAGACTATCGGTGCGGTGTTCCATGAAGAGTACACACGAGATGGTCAATTTCAACTATTCACAATAACGAAAGGAGGATAACCATATGTGTTGGGCAGCCGCAATTCCTATCGCTATAGCTGGCGCTCAGGCCGTAGGTAGTCAGAACGCTCAGGCCAAAATGATTGCCTCTCAGACCGCTGCTGGTCGTCGTCAAGCTATGGAACTAATGAGGCAGACAAACATCCAGAATGCCGACCTATCGTTACAAGCTCGAAGTCGCCTTGAGGAAGCGTCCGCTGAGTTGACCTCTCAGAACATGCAGAAGGTTCAGGCTATGGGGTCAATCCGAGCGGCTATCGGCGAGAGTATGATGGAAGGTGCCTCAATGGACCGCATTAAGAGAGTCACCGAGGGACAGTTCATTCGGGAAGCAAATATGGTGACTGAGAACTATCGCCGTGACTACCAAGCAATCTTCGCACAGCAACTTGGTGGTACTCAAAGTGCTGCAAGTCAGATTGACGAAATCTATAAGGGTGAGCAGAAGCAGAAGAGTAAGCTACAGATGGTTCTAGACCCTCTGGCTATCATGGGGTCTTCCACTGCGAGTGCTTACGCATCCGGCGCGTTCGACTCTAAGTCAACCAACAAGGCACCTATTGTTGCAGCTAAAGGAACCAAGACGGGGAGGTAATGAGCTATGAGTAAAATTGAATCTGCCCTTCAAGCGGCACAACCGGGACTCTCTCGGTTACGTGGTGGCACTGGTGGTATGGGCTATCGTGCAGCAACCACTCAGGCTGAGCAACCAAAGCCCAGCTTACTGGACACTATTGGTCGGTTCGCTAAGGCTGGTGCTGATATGTACGCCGCTAAGGAGCAACGGGCACGCGACCTAGCCGATGAACGCTCAAACGAGATTATCCGTAAGCTGACTCCTGAGCAACGCAGAGAGGCCCTCAACAACGGAACCCTTCTGTATCAGGATGACCCATACGCTATGGAAGCACTGCGAGTCAAGACTGGTCGTAACGCTGCGTACCTTGTGGACGATGATGTTATGCAGAAGATTAAAGAGGGTGTCTTCCGTACTCGTGAAGAGATGGAAGAGTACCGTCATAGTCGTCTTCAAGAGGGCGCTAAAGCATACGCTGAGCAGTTCGGGATTAACCCTGATGACGTTGATTATCAGCGTGGTTTCAATGGGGACATCACTGAGCGTAACATCTCGCTGTATGGGGCACACGATAACTTCTTGAGCCAGCAAGCTCAGAAGGGTGCCATCATGAACAGCCGAGTGGAACTCAATGGTGTCCTTCAAGACCCTGATATGCTTCGCCGCCCAGACTCTGCTGACTTCTTTGAGAAGTACATCGACAACGGTCTGGTTACTGGGGCAATCCCATCGGACGCTCAAGCAACACAGCTTATAAGCCAAGCGTTCAGTGACGCTTCTAGCCGCGCTGGTGGTGCTGACTTCCTGATGCGAGTAGGTGACAAGAAGGTAACACTTAATGGGGCCACTACGACTTACCGAGAGTTGATTGGTGAAGAACAGTGGAATGCTCTAATGGTAACAGCGCAACGTTCTCAGTTTGAGAATGACGCTAAGCTGAACGAGCAGTATCGCTTGAAGATTAACTCGGCGCTGAACCAAGAGGACCCTCGTACTGCGTGGGAGATGCTTCAAGGCATCAAGGCTGAACTCGATAAGGTCCAACCTGATGAGCAGATGACACCGCAACGTCAGTGGTTAATCTCCGCACAGGAGCAAGTTCAGAACCAGATGAACGCATGGACTAAAGCTCAGTCCAAGGCTCTGGATGACTCCATGAAGTCTATGAACAAACTTGACGTAATCGACAAGCAGTTCCAGAAGCGAATCAACGGCGAGTGGGTCTCCACGGACTTTAAGGATATGCCAGTCAACGAGAACACTGGTGAGTTCAAGCATAGCGATATGGTTAACTACGCCAACCAGAAGCTCGCTGAGATTGACCGTATGGACATCCCAGAGAGTGCCAAGGACATGATGAAGCTGAAATACCTTCAAGCGGACTCTAAGGACGGTGCATTCCGTACAGCAATTGGGACTATGGTAACTGATGCGAGTCAAGAGTGGTCTGCCGCTGTGATTAACGGTAAGTTACCGGAACGAACACCAGCTCTGGATGCTCTGCGTAGAATCCGCAACGCCGACCCTCAGTTGATTGCTGCGTTATACCCAGACCAAGCTGAGTTATTCCTGACGATGGACATGATGGACAGACAGGGTATTGACCCTCAGGTTATTCTTGACGCTGACCGACTGACTGCCAAACGCTCCAAAGAGCAACGCTTCGAGGACGATAAAGCATTCGAGTCTGCATTGAATAGCTCTACTGCTCCTGAGATTGCCCGTATGCCAGCGGCACTTCGTGAATCTGCACGTAAGATTTATGACTCCGTTAAGTATCGCTCAGGTAACGAAAGCATGGCTATGGAGCAGATGACCAAGTTTCTTAAGGAATCTACCTACACGTTCACTGGTGACGATGTTGACGGCGATACCGTTGGTGTAATTCCGAAGAACCTGATGCAAGTCAACTCTGACCCGAAATCATGGGAGCAAGGTCGTGATATTCTTGAGGAAGCGCGTAAGGGAATCATTGCGAGCAACCCTTGGATAACCAACAAGCAACTGACCATGTATTCTCAAGGTGACTCAATTTATCTTATGGATACCACTGGTCAAGTCCGAGTCCGGTATGACAAAGAGTTACTCTCGAAGGTCTGGAGCGAGAACCAGAAGAAACTCGAAGAGAAAGCCCGTGAGAAGGCTCTGGCTGATGTCAACAAACGAGCGCCTATCGTTGCCGCTACCAAGGCCCGTGAAGCTGCTTCTAAACGAGTGCGAGATAAACGTAAACAGACTCCTAAGTTCATCTATGGACGCAAGGAGTAACTAAAGGCTACATAAGGAGGCCCTAAATGGATAAGTACGATAAGAACGTACCAAGTGAATATGATGGTCTGTTCCAGAAGGCGGCTGATGCCAACGGGGTCTCTTATGACCTTTTACGTAAAGTCGCTTGGACGGAATCACGGTTTAAACCTACAGCTAAATCAAAGACTGGACCATTGGGCATGATGCAGTTCACCAAGGCAACCGCTAAGGCAATGGGACTGCGTGTTACCGATGGTCCAGACGATGACCGACTGAATCCTGAGTTGGCTATCAACGCTGCCGCTAAGCACCTTGCGGGTCTGGTAGGTAAGTTTGATGGTGATGAACTCAAAGCTGCCCTTGCGTATAACCAAGGCGAGGGACGCTTGGGTAGTCCACAACTTGAGGCGTACTCCAAGGGTGACTTCTCGTCCATCTCTGAGGAAGGACGTAATTATATGCGTAACCTTCTGGATGTCGCTAAGTCTCCTATGGCTGGACAGTTGGAAGCATTCGGTGGTATCACCCCAAAGGGTAAAGGCATTCCGGCTGACGTTGGACTAGCTGGAATTGGCCACAGTCAGAAAGTAACACAGGAACTTCCTGAGTCCACAAGTTTTGACGTTAAGGGTATCGAACAGGAGGCTCCGGCGAAACCATTCGCCAAGGACTTTTGGGAGACCCACGGAGAAACACTTGATGAGTACAACAAGCGTTCAACCTTCTTCGGATTCAAAGATGCTACCAAAGCTGAACTCTCCAACTCAGTCGCTGGGATGGCTTTCCGTGCTGGTCGTCTCGATAATGGTTTTGACGTGTTTAAAGACACCATTACGCCGACTCGCTGGAACTCTCACATCTGGACTCCAGAAGAGTTAGAGAAGATTCGAACCGAGGTTAAGAACCCTGCGTACATCAATGTGGTAACTGGTGGTTCTCCTGAGAACCTTGACGACCTCATTAAGCTGGCTAACGAGAACTTTGAGAATGACTCCCGTGCTGCCGAAGCGGGTCTAGGTGCTAAACTTAGTGCTGGCGTTATCGGCGCTGGCGTGGACCCACTCAGCTATGTTCCTATGGTCGGTGTGACTGGTAAGGGCTTTAAGTTAGTCAATAAGGCCCTTGTAGTTGGTGCCGAAAGTGCTGCACTGAACGTTGCATCCGAAGGTCTCCGTACCTCCGTAGCTGGTGGTAACGCTGACTACTCAGGTGCTGCTTTGGGTGGCTTTTTGTTTGGTGCGGGTATGTCCGCAATCAGTGACGCTGTGGCTGCTGGGCTGAAACGCAGTAAGCCAGAAGTTGAGTTCGACAATGAGTTCATTGGTCCTATGATGCGAATGGAAGCCCGTGAGACAGCACGCAACGCAAACTCTACGGACCTCTCTCGGATGAACACTGAGAACATGAAGTTTGAAGGTGAACATAACGGTATTCCTTATGAGGACTTACCGACCGAGAAAGGTGCCGTGGTGTTACATGATGGCTCCGTTATAAGCGCAAGTAACCCAACCAACCCCAAGACTCTCAAAGAGTTCTCTGAGGTTGACCCTGAGAAGGCTGCGCGAGGAATCAAACTTGCTGGGTTCACAGAGATTGGATTGAAGACCTTGGGGTCTGACGATGTTGACATTCGTAGAGTGGCTATCGACCTCGTTCGCTCACCTACTGGTATGCAGTCCGGTTCCTCAGGTAAGTTCGGTGCAACAGCTTCGGACATCCACGAGCGACTCCACGGTACGGACCAGCGCACTTATAATGACCTGTACAAAGCTATGTCTGACGCGATGAAAGACCCTGAGTTCTCTACTGGTGGTGCTAAGATGTCTCGCGAAGAGACTCGATACACTATCTACCGTAGAGCGGCATTAGCCATTGAGCGTCCAGAGTTGCAGAATGCACTCACTCCGTCTGAGAGAGTAGTTATGGACATCATTAAGCGCCATTTTGACACCAAGCGTGAACTCATGGAGAACCCAGCAATCTTCGGTAATACGAAGGCTGTTAGTATCTTCCCTGAGAGTCGACACAAAGGGACTTACGTTCCTCATGTATATGACCGACACGCTAAGGCGCTGATGGTTCAACGCTACGGTGCCGAAGGTTTACAGGAAGGCATCGCTCGTTCGTGGATGAACAGCTACGTATCCAGACCTGAGGTCAAGGCACGAGTCGATGAGATGCTTAAGGAATTGCATGGGGTGAAGGAAGTAACGCCAGAGATGGTGGAGAAGTACGCTATGGATAAGGCGTATGGTATCTCCCATTCCGACCAGTTCACCAACAGTTCCATAATCGAAGAGAACATTGAGGGCTTAGTAGGTATTGAGAACAACTCATTCCTTGAGGCACGTAACTTGTTCGATTCGGACTTATCCATCACTATGCCAGACGGACAGCAATTCTCAGTGAACGACCTAAGGGACTTCGATATGTTCCGCATCATGCCAGCGTATGACCGCCGAGTCAATGGTGACATCGCCATCATGGGGTCTACTGGTAAAACCACTAAGGAACTTAAGGATGAGATTCTAGCTCTCAAAGCGAAAGCAGAAGGTGACGGTAAGAAGACTGGCGAGGTTCATGCTCTCATGGATACCGTTAAGATTCTTACTGGTCGTGCTCGACGCAATCAGGACACTGTGTGGGAAACCTCGATGCGAGCTATCAATGACCTAGGGTTCTTCGCTAAGAACGCCTACATGGGTGCTCAGAACCTTACTGAGATTGCTGGGATGTTTGCCACGGGTAACGTGCGTGCTCTCGGTCACGGTATTCCAATTCTGCGTGATACACTCTACAAGTCTAAACCAGTTTCCGCTAAGGAACTCAAGGAACTCCATGCGTCTCTGTTCGGGAAGGAGGTGGACCAGTTGATTCGCCCTAAACGTGCTGACATTGTACAGCGCCTAAGGGAAGCGACTGATACAGGACCTGCTGTGTCGAACATCGTAGGGACCTTGAAGTATACCACACAGGAACTGGCGGCTCGCTCTCCGTGGACTAAGATGCTGAACGGAACCACTAACTACCTTCTGGATGCTGCGCGTCAAGGTATGCTTGGGGACGTTATCAGTGCTACCTTAACAGGTAAGACTACCCGCTGGGAGAAAGAGGGATTCCTTCGTGGAGCCTCCATAACTCCTGAGCAGATGGCGGGCATCAAGTCTCTCATCAAGGAACACATGGTCCGTGGTGAGGACGGGAAGTTTACCGTTAAGGACAAGCAAGCGTTCTCTATGGACCCACGAGCTATGGACTTGTGGCGACTGGCTGACAAGGTAGCCGATGAGGCAATGTTGCGTCCGCACAAGGTGTCCTTACAGGATTCCCATGCGTTCGGAGCATTAGGTAAGATGGTGATGCAGTTTAAGTCTTTCACCATTAAATCCCTTAACTCTAAGTTCGTGAGAACCTTCTACGATGGCTACAAGAACAACCGAGCGATTGACGCTGCGCTGACTAGTATCATCTCTATGGGTCTCGCTGGCGGTTACTACGCTATGGCTGCACACGTCAAAGCGTATGGAATGCCTAAGGAGCAACGTAAAGAATACTTGGAGCGCGCATTGGACCCAAACATGATTGCCCACGCTTCGCTGTCTCGTAGTTCTCAATTGGGTGCGCCTTTGGCTATGGCTGACCTAGTTGGTGGTATCTTAGGGGTCGAGTCCTCCAAGATGGTTCGCTCCACGATTCTACCTAAGGACACCATGAAGGAACGTGACCCAAACAAACCGTACACCTCAAGAGAGGTAATGGGAGCTATGGGTTCTAACCTTCTGGAGCAGATGCCTTCCGCTGGCTTTGTGGCTAACGTAGGGGCCTCCCTAATGAATGCTGCTGGTGTTGTTAACTCACCTAACAAGGCAACCGAACAGGACTTCATGACTGGCTTAATGAACTCTACCAAAGAGTTAGTGCCTAACGACCCTCTTACTCAACAGCTTGTTGTTAAGATTTATGAGGCCAACGGTGTTAACTTGAAGGAGCGTCGGAAATAATACGACTCACTATAGGGAGAGGTGAAAGAGTCTTCTCCCTGTAGTCTCTTAGATTTACTTTAAGGAGGTCAAATGGCTAACGTAATTAAAACCGTTTTGACTTACCAGTTAGATGGCTCCACTCGTGATTTTAATATCCCGTTTGAGTATCTAGCCCGTAAGTTCGTAGTGGTGACTCTTATTGGTGTAGACCGTAAGGTCCTTACACTTAATACAGACTATCGCTTTGCTACACGTACTACTATCTCTCTGACTAAGGCGTGGGGTACAGCCGATGGATACACGACCATCGAGTTACGCCGAGTAACCTCCACGACCGACCGCTTGGTTGACTTTACAGACGGCTCAATCCTCCGTGCTTATGACCTTAACGTTGCTCAAATTCAAACGATGCACGTAGCGGAAGAGGCCCGTGACCTTACTGCTGATACCATCGGTGTCAATAATGATGGTAACTTGGACGCTCGTGGTCGTCGAATTGTGAACCTAGCGAACGCTGTGGATGACCGCGACGCTGTTCCGTTTGGTCAACTTAAGTCCATGAACCAGAACTCGTGGCAGGCGCGTAATGAGGCTCAAGGTTTCCGTAATGAGGCTGAACAGTTCCGCGACCAAGCAGAAGTATTAAAGACTCAAGCCGGTACTAGCGCGGGTGCTGCTGCCAACTCTGCGACTAAGGCTGCCCAATCAGAAGAAACCGCTGGTCAGTATAGTGCTAACGCTGATAACTCGGCTAACAGTGCAGCTAATAGTGCGCAAAG